CTCCAGTATCGTGACGAGTATCCGGATGCGATCGGCCGCGGTCGCCGTTCGAGGTCCGCAGCATGACCCCCCCCCCGCCTCCTATCCGAACTCGCGAGGGTAAGCGCGATAGCCGCAGCAATGGGCCTCCCCTCTCCGGTGAGCCTGCAACCCTCGAACAAGGATGATGCGCGATGAGAGTGCTGGTCTGTGGCGGGCGGGACTACAACGACGGGCCTGCGGTTTCCGCGGCAATGGCGCCGATTGCTTATCGTGTCGAAGTGCTAATCGAAGGTGGCGCGGTAGGTGCAGACCGTCAGGGTAAGATGTGGGCGATGCGTCGCGACATCCCAGTCGAGACATTCGCGGCTGACTGGAAACGCTACGGCAACCGCGCCGGCCCGATCCGCAATCAACGCATGCTGGACGAGGGCAAGCCCGATCTGGTCGTCGCCTTCCCCGGCGGACGCGGCACTGCCGACATGGTCCGACGTGCCAAGGCTGCCGGCGTCGAGGTCCGCGAAGTCTTTCCGGTGAGCCTGCCGAAGGATGAACGAGAATGAGCAATCTCTGTCCGGTCTGCCGAGGCTCTGGAAACGTCGGCATCTACCCACGCTTCTGGCAGTGTGGCCCATGTGGTGGCGCTGGCGTCATGGTCCAGCATGGGCCTGCAACATTCACACCCCGCAAAGGACACTGACGATGGCAAGTGAGGCTGAACTGCTGGCGTTGGCGTCGCGCGTAGAGGCGGCGAGTAGGCCGGATCGAGAATTGGATGCTCTCGTGAACGCCGCTTGCTGCATTGGGACGATACCGTGCGAACAATATCCCACGATTGAAGCATGGGCATCGTCTGCACTGCGGCACAACTGGAATTTCCCTCGCTACACCGCCTCGCTCGACGCCGCCATGACGCTGGTGCCGGAAGGTGATTGGGCGGAAGGTTCGCTGTCATCGCCGGGTCAGTTGGAGATACACGGCCCTTGCACGTTCGACCCGATAGGCAAGGGATGGGCGGCAACCCCGGCGTTGGCACTGACCGCAGCCTGTTTGCGCGCCCGAGCCGCCACCATGGGAGGCCGCGATGATTGAGGTGAGGCAGGAGGACAGGGACGCTGCGCTGGCGATCCGAAACATTGTCGCGGGCCAGCTACGCCGTGTCGGTATTGAGGTTACCGTCAAACCGCCAGCAGATGACAGCGATGAGGTCCAAGCCTTCGCCGCCCACCGCAAGCAAGCCGAGGATGCGATGCGGGAGCGGTGTGCGAAGCACCTAGAGAGGCGCGCTAATAAGGTGGATCCGCCGGGTGGAAAGCGTGTTGCGATGGTGGATCAGCATACAGCCTCAGTCTTGCGGGCCAATGCCACCGCCATCCGCGGCATCGACGCCGGTGGGGAGGGGGAGTAGCCATGTGCATCGGCAAGCCCGAGTGTCAGCGCTGCGAAACGTGCGGCAATCGGAAGTATCAGCTATGGATCAGCGAGGAGATGCATGACCGTGGCTGCCCGTTCGGCCACACCCGTATGGATCAGTGCACCGATGCCATCAACTCCGCGAAAATGGCCTATCGGGCTCGCGAGAACGGCGTCGTGATGTCAGAGGCGGGCCTAGCCAAGATTGTGCTATTTGAGGCCGCCGGCATTGATCTGACAAGCCCGCAACGGCCCGTACAGATGTGACCGCCCGCGCCAACAACCCCCTAGACTTGTTGGATTTGTTCCCGTCTCGTTCTCCAAAGCGAATCGGAGGACATGATGGACAGGAACACCCGCGCGGCTGAAATCGGGGCTGCGCTCAAGCCGGTAGGGATCGCCACATGGAGGCTGCTGGCTGACCCCGACCCACTGACCCGTGCGCGCGGTCGCGACGTGCTGGCGCATATCCTGGCGGAACGGTTGCGGTGAGGTTGCCACCCCGCTTCCACCTGGTCATCGACGGCACGCTACACCGGGTGAACAGGCGGACGGTCGTCGTGCCCGACCATCTGCCGTATCTGCTAGGGCGGCTGCTATCCGGCGAAGAGGTGGCGGATGAAGCGTTCGCGCCGTTCGGGCTGACGGTCGTGGCAGACGTTGACATGGATCAAGCCGACGACGTGCCGGATGGGCTGGATGATTATGCGCGGAGCATCACCGCGAAACCGATGCGCTCCAGTCCCGGATCCACGCCAGTGCCGATCGACAATCCTGCCCTGCCGAAGCAAGGTCTCCAATGAATGCCGCCGTGGTCGCATCGTTGACCACCGCCGGGACCCGCGGCTCGTCCTTGCAGGTCAGGCGTGAGGCAGGCGGCACCAGCGCCTTAACGACGACCGGCGGCTTGCTGGTCGCGCATGCGGGTAAGCACGCCGCTGACACCAGGACCAACAGCGCTCGCATCCCCTTTGGCAACTTCACGGTCAATCTCCTTCGTATTATTGGCGGCGACATCATCGCGGGCCATCTGGTTGACGGTGGCTGCCTCGCCTGCGTTGATCACACGGGCCGCAGCTTCGATCGTCAAATCCCGGCTGATGTCACTTGCCGCCTCGTTGGCCACCGCTGCGTCATGCGAGCGGGCTATGGATCGGAGGACGAGGACACCGCCCACGATCAGCACAAGGACGAGCAGGCCGGTCACCAGCCACGCCGCAGCCTTACCGAAGCGTGAGGGGATGCCAGCGCGGAGGAGGAGCGGGATGAGGAAGATCATTTGCCTGCCACCGTCGTCTCCGTCACCGTTTCCGGCGTGGGAGCGGACTGGCCCAGTTGCTGACCCATTCGGTCGACGCTGCGTTGCGTCCAGCGGGCCGTGATCGCTTCAATGATCCGCTGGAGGACAAGCAGGAAGGCGGCGACGTCAAGGGCGTTACGGCCCGTCAGCTGCCCTTTCCACGCTGCGACGATCAGGATCGCCAGCACGCCGGTGCCCAGCCAGCCAAGCAAGGCGATTTCGCTGCCGTGGTCGGTCAGCTTCGGGAGGCGGGGCAGGGTCATATCTCGTTTTCCTCCACGCCATCGGCCAGCTTCGTAATAGCCGCCTGCAACACGCCGATCGCGGTGAAGCGGTCGAGCGCGCCCCAGCCATATATCGCGATCACGCCGCCATGGGTCAGCTGCACGCCCATCATCGCGCGTGTCCGGTCGTGGTCATCGGTCTCGGCTTCGATGCTATCGGCGGACTGGCGTAGCATGGCCGGCACATCTGAAGCGTTCTTGTCGTAGAGCGTTTCTACGATCGCAAGGCGGGTCATGCTGCCGCCCCCATCGCTAGAGCGAGGTCCGCGGTGATGTTGACCTGCTTGGCCTGGCGGAAGTTCGGCTGGTAGGACGGCTTGGACACCGGCACGACGGCAACGGTGCTACCCTGCGTCCACTTGCCATCAAAGAACAGCGCGGCCTCACGCATCCGTCGCTCCTTCAGGTCGCCACCGTTCAGGTAGTGCGTTTCGAGAAACGCGCGGGCCTCGCGCTGCTTGCCGGCAAGGAACAGCGTCACCCAATCCGTCCGGCCGATCGCGCCAGTATTCCAGTGAAACGACAGGGCCGCGGCGAACTGCGCTTCGGTCAGGGATGCCCCTGTGAACGCCTTCACGACCTCCGGAGCATACTTGTTGCGCAGACGGTCGACATAGGCGCTGAGGCAGGCCGAGAGAGGTGCGGGCTTGTCCTTATAGGCGAGTGGGTCGACGCCGGACGCTGCGGTGAGGCCGACGCTCCACGTCCACACCTTCTCGCTGTCGAGATACGCCTCCAGGACGATAGCCTCATGGCTGACCGTCTCCATCGCAACCTTCATGGTTACCGGCCCGCCGGCCGGGACTGTGCCGACGCGAGGAAGCCCGAAGCGGTCCCCCAGATCATCAATCATGGTCACCATTTCGGGCGTCAGCTTCTGGCCGGGAGCAAAGGGCCGGACGGCTGCGAATAGCTCTGTGCGGTTCATTCCTTTTCCCCTTCGATCCGGTCAAGCGTGTCCATGGCTCGCGACATCTGCGGCGACAGCGGCAGCACCCGGGCTTCGGACGATTGGAAGGTGATCAGCTTGCGAACGAAGCCGTCGATCGTGTTCTGCATCTCGCGCAGCTCGCCGCGCATCTCTGCCAGCTGCTTGTCGCATTCGCGCCGTTCGTCGGAGAGCGCCTTTTCGAGCTCGGTGACGCGGGCGGACAGCGCCAGGTTCTGCGCATCGCCGCGGGCGTCGACCTGCGTCGCCCTCGCATCTGCGATCTTGCGCATAGCCAGTAGGTGGTTTGCAAACACCTTCAAGGCACCACCTCCAAGGCAGACGCCGATGATGTTGGTGATGAGACCCATGGTCGTGGTCGGCGTCCAGCCAACCTGCATGATGGGTGCGACTTTCGCAGCCGCGGCGCTAAGGAAGACGAACACCGCGACCGTAAGCCTTTGCTGCGAGGGCCGTGAAGCCGGCCAGCGAGATGCCCAGGATCGTCATGATGATCTTGGCTTCGCGGCTCTGGTCCACGTAGACGATGCGCCAATCGCGATAGATCAGCAGCAACGAGAAGCTGAGGATGACGAGGCGGGCGGTGTCGCCATAGCGCTTGTCGCCCCGCGATGATCGCCACACGGACCAGCCCATCCAGCAGGCTAAGGCGGTGTAGACGCCCATCTCGATCTGCATGAGGGTCACTGCCAGCATAGCACGCGCTTCCAGATTACGTCATCGGCTTGGCGACGCTCCTTGAAAGCGACGTACACCTCCCTCAGCGCTACGACGTTCACGGTCGCCGGCAGCAAGGCCACCCGGGCCATCGCCAGATACCAGTCCAGCCACCAAGCGTCGTATGGATGCGTCCAGCCCAAGGCTGCGCTGACATGCACCGCGAATGTGGGGAGGTAGAGCCACCCGATCGCGCGATCGCGGTCGTTCGCCGCAACCTTCATCGTCAACACGAACGCGACCGCGGCCAGTCCGATGTCGAGCGCGCGAGGGTTCACCTGCACGAACGATGCGAACTGACCCGGCAGCCATGCGATCCCGACCACAGCCGCTGTCCGCGAGAACGGCAGCAACGGAATGACGATCAACGCCAGACACAGGAAATAGATGTGGTCGGGCGACACGCTTACTTGCCCGAGGGAGGGGGCGGGGGAGGCGGGGTGTGGGGATCATCCTCACCGACGGGCAACGGCTCGTTGAAGTCGCTCGCCGACACGTCCGGCTCCGGCTTGTCGCAGTCGTGCGGCTTGTGGCCGTGATGCGGATGCTTGGGGTCAGTCATCGGTGGTAGCTCCTGCGTGGTGAAACATGAGGATAGCGAGGGTGAGGGTCATGGGAGTGCTTCCGACATTGCGCCCAGACCCACACAGGCGTAGCCTCCACCTTCATGGAGCAGGCTATCAACGTTGCTTTGCCGCGGCGGACGGTGTTCGATCCGCTGGCCTTGTCGCCGAACGACGGCACCATTGCCTTCTACGATCCGATCAACGACGCTCTGCAAGCGAACCATCACGTGCTGAACTTTGGTGCCGGAAGAGGTGCCGACGTCATTGACGATGCATGCGTCGCCCGACGGCGTATGCGGACCTTCAAGGGAAGGTGCGCGCATGTGAGCGGCTGCGACATAGACCCTATCGTGATGAGCAACCCGCTGCTTGACGAAGCTCGAGTGCTGCACAGGGGCAGTCTGCCGTACCAGGACTGCTGCTTCGACCTGATCGTTGCCGATCACGTGTTCGAACATGTTGAGCACCCCGCCGGCGTCGCCGCAGAGCTGCTTCGTGTCATGAAACCAGCTGGCAGGCTGTTCGCCCGAACCCCAAACCGCCTTGGCTACATCGCCGTTGCCGCCCGTCTCATCCCGGATACTGTTGTCAGAAGAGCGCAACCGGGACGATCGCTCGATGACGTTTTCCCGAAGTTTTACCGAATGAACACCGTGGGCGATCTCAGCCGCCTGTTCGACGGGGCGGACGTGCGAGTGCAGACACATAGCCCCGAACCGTCCTACCACTTCGGCAGCCGTGTGCTTTCCGCAGCCATGAGCTTTGCGCAGGCAATCACGCCGGCCGCGCTTCAGCCCGTGCTCCATGTGGAGGTGAGGAAGCATCACGACTGAGCGCCTACGACGGTGCCGTCGGTGGCCGAGGTCGGCGCACCACTCTTGATGCGCAGGCTGCCAGCACCATCAATCCACAAGTGCCAAGCACCCATGATAAGATGAGGACCCGCCCAAGAACCATCGCCCATGGTTCTAATATGCCCGTCGCGCTGTGCTTCACGACCGTGATAAATGTACGCTCGACCTACGCGGAACTTATTTGCGGAAGCGCTGTAATCCGCTGCCTGAATTTTCAACTGCCACGATGCCGGGGCACTGTCCGCCGGGATCTGCACCGGAATGCGGAAGCGGCGCCATGTCGAGGGGAGGGCGATCGTCGTTTTGATTGCGTCTACGCCGGTCGTGAAGTTGCGCATACGTACGACTACCGATTTGACCGATGTTGACGAGCCCTGCATCAGATCAAGGCATACCCATGCTAGACGATCGCCTTGAACGTTCGACATGCTCAGGTAAGTAGCAGAGCTATTCGCAGCAGGTACGGTAACCTCCACTGCTTGCACGGTGGGTTCGCCGAAGCTGCTCGAAATGGGCACCCCAGTGGCGCCTTCAGCCATCAGAAAATTGTTATACACATCAGCACTGCCGACCAGCACGAAACCAGTGTCGTCGCCACCTGCCGGATAGAGCATTGCTGCATCGTCCGACGCCAGAAACCCTGTGGCGTCGTGAATGAATCCTACTAAGCTATTGCTGATCCCCTTCACGAAAGGACTTGCCCCGGTGAGCGCCGAAGAGGCGTCCAGCGAGACATTCCAGTTCATGTTGGTATAATCGCATTTGCGCGCCCCCATGAACTCGCACAGGTAGGTGTAGACACCGCCATCATGCCGGTTATTCATCCATGACAGGGTGCGCAGTTCGGCGATGTAGCTGCGAATGAAGGGGCCGTCGGTCTGCGCGTTACCGCTGGCTCGGCTGTCCTTGATCGTGACGCCCGACAGGAATGCGGCGCCGCTGTCGAAGGTCGTGGAATGATGGCGGGTCTGGCGATCGGCTCCGGGCCCCTCATTCGCCACCAGCACACGTACCTGTCCGGGGTACACGTTCTCGCCGCCAAACTTGTTGGCGCTAAAGATGATGCCGTTGCCCGAATTGCTGCCAGAGGCGCCGGTCGCCGGGACCACCCAGATGTCGGCAACGTGTGGAGTTGCATCGCTCAGGGGAATTTCGGGATGATTTACCGGGTCGTAGGTATCCCAATTGATGAAGTCGTTGCGGACTGCGTGAGCCGAGCCGCTGAGGTAGGGACCAAGCTTGATGTGGTACTTGTTTCGCAGGAAGCTGTTTCGCTCCAGAACGCAGTCATCCGCATAGCCGCCCCAGGCAACACCGATAGCCGACGATTTGTAGGCAGCCATAAAAATGCAGTCGATCACACGCAGGTATGGTGCATCAACCGAATTGTTGCCGATGGCGCATTCAGTGTAATTGTCGAAGTAGCAACGCTCGAACGAGATAAATCCTCGCACGTTGTCGGCCGTCCACGTTTGGTGAAAGACGCCTTTACCGCCGACGAAATTGATGCCGTAGCAATAGAAGCCGTTCACGCGATCTGGCGCTTCGAAAAGGTACGCGCCGTCAGGAATGCGCACGATCACGCTGCCGGGGATCGCCCATAGAGACAGCTGCGGCGACGGGCTGGTGTTTCCCGTGAGGGTAAGTTGGCTGGCGTCATAGACGCCAGGTGGCAGGAAAAGGCCGTCCTGCGGATGCGCCCATGACGACTGACCAATGCCCGCGACGTACCTGCCCGTCGTCATGGCGTAATTGATCGCCGCGCTGAAGCCAGACTGATCCGCCGCAGCCGAATTGCCACTGCCAACGGCACCGAAGCGCTTCGGTGTGGCCGTTAGATCGTCGATTTCCAATGTCAGCTTGCGGGGCTTAGCGTTAACGCCACTGAATGCGTACGTGATCCCGCCGGCATCTTGGCGTATCAGCGCGCCTTGCAAAATCGGCGTGTCGTTTAGCGCGACAATGCGGCTGTCATCTGCCTTGCCGGTGAAGTCGCCGGCGACGAACGCGTATTGAACAGGCGGATTGACGCCATCAGCGAGAGTGTAGCTCGTGTTTGTGGAGGGCGCTGCTTTCAAAGCCACAAGGCTTTTGTAAGTGCTGTTGGCGGGACCAGCCGGACCTTCAAACTTATTTGGCAGTAAGGCTGTAGGCGCACCAGTAGTTTGGTCAAAACCAAGCACCATGCCAAGACGCTGCTCTGCGGCCGGCAACGTGCCTGCATCCTCATTGACCGGAACGAGCAACGCGCGCTCTTTAAGCGTCAGCGTATCGACCATCGTAATATTGGTGCGGCTGATCTCTACCGCGCCCGTCATCACACGGATATCGTATTTGCCATCCGCGATATAGAACGAGAAATAACCGAGCTGATCGGTCAGAATTGGCTGGCTTAGATGCGTCGTGCCGGCTTCATCGGAAAACAGCGAAGCAACGGCACCGCTCTCGTCATAGACGTTGACCTGAGCACCGTAGATCGGCTTGCCGTCAATGGTGCTACTGACGGTGTTGTCGTACTTAAGCAATGGGCTGATCCCCGCCAGAGGTGCTGTAAACAACGACCTGCACCGTAATCCCCGCCGACAAGCCATTGGCATCAGTGACCAGGTCAGAAACCGTCACCTCACCTTCAAAATTACGCGGGATGGTGAAGCCGGTAGTCCCGCTTGTTGGGTTGATTGGCGCAAGGGGATAGTCCGCCGCCCATGCGTGTGCGTAGGGCGGCGTTCCGCCTGACGCGGACACCATAACTTGGGACGATGCAACCGGGCGGCGCGTGTCGCTGTATGTCACTAGGGGAGACGGCGATGCAGAGAGGCGGATGCCGCGGCGGTAGAACTCGGCGGTGCCTGAGGCAGTACGCAGGATCATGCGTTCGATCGGTTTGGTAACGCCGTCACCATCACGGAAGCGGGCTTCGATCGCAGTTCGGTTCGTGCCCGTATCGCGGATGCGCAGGCTCACGAAAGCTGGATCCAAATGTCGCCAGGCTGACTCGTCGGATCAGCAGCACCAGGGCCGGTAACGAGGATACGGCCAGATGTGTAGCCAGCCGCGGCATGGTAGATATGCCCGCCAGCACCCGCGCGAATGAGGTTGCCAGTGATCTGCTCGCCACCTTCGGTTCCCACGACCTTTAATGCCGCCCGAGCATCGGCTAGAGTGTTGGACGCGAAGAACGATCCCAGTGCACGTGAGAAAGCGGCGCGTGCCTGCGCCATGATCTCGCGCATGCCGTTGTTGAGATTACCGGGCGGGCAATTCTCACCGATGTTGACCGCACCGACGGTCGTGTTCTCGGATGCTGTCGGGGACCAATCGGAAAATGCCATCTCACCACCTGATGTTGGATCAGATCGGTGAGGACGTGCCTCCGACTATGTGCGCATCTTTAGCATTGTTGGATGGCGTTGAAAAGGGGTGGGGAGTGGGGTAGGGCAAGCAAGTGGCAAGTCCTGATCTTTGGAAAATCCTGATTGCCTGTATCGGCTTTGGCGCTGGTGGTGAGGCGCTGCGGCAATATCGCGCTTTCAAGCGTCGTCGGCGCGCCATATCGCGGGGCGTGCGCAATTCTGGATTTTGGACAGACAAGAAACTATTCCAGGCAGAGGCGCTGGCATCGGCCATGGCGCTCGCAGTCCCGTTCTGCGCCATCATTCCGTTAATAACGGCCGGCAGGGACAATTGGTGGTTGTATTCCTACCCAGCGCTGGTTGTGTACGCGGGAGCCATATACCTCCTGATGCGTGGCGTGAATATGGATGAGCCTCAATAGCCCTCCGTGACTGCTAACGGGCCATAACCGAGCGCTAGCGGACGACCAAACATCCCGCCGAGACGACGGCGTTGCGTAATCTGTTCGCCGACCTGCACGGCAAGATCTGGACGATCCAGCAATAGGCGATTGATCGCAGGCTGTGTTGCCTCCGCGTAGAGCGGTGCCAACGCCGTGTTGCGCGCCGCTGCACCAAGCCTCGTCATCAGCCCGCCGCCCTGTTCGATCCGCCCTGCGGTGCCACTGTCCGGAACGCGGCTGGGCAGCACATCCTGTCCGGCACGCTGGAGATCGAAGAACGGGCGATCGGTCGTCGCGGCCGACATACGACCAGTAAAGCGGCGAGCATTGGCGCGCGCTGCTTGGCCAAGCTGCGCCGGCGTAAAGACGCCCCCTGTATTCATAGCGGCAGCCGTCGCATCAGCCAGAACCGATGTGTTCCGATAGGCGGCGTTCGCATCGAGATACGCGGGGAGCGCTCCGGGCGCCTGACGATCAAGCATGTTCTCCAGCGCTCCGCGAGCACCGCGGGCAACGTTGCCGAAGTCGTTGCCGTAGGGCGCGTTACGGACGCCGCGGGCATCCTGCTCAAGCCCACGCACAGCCTGTTGGAAGTTGTTGCCGGTCATCTGACCATTGGGATCGAAGCTGTTCGCTACTCGCTCGTTGAGGGTGTAGCGAGCGTTGGCACCCATTTCGCCCGGAAGGCGATTTGCCGCAGTGGTCGGCCCCTGCATGTCTAGCCCGAACGGCCGGTCACGCTGAAGACGGACGCCGCCCAGAGCCTGACCATAAGCCTGACCGACGGCATCGTCTGCCTGTTCGACTGCGGCCTCTCCCAACTGGTTAGTCGCCTGCCGACCTATAGGAGCCAGCGCCTCGTTGTACGCCGCTCGGTTGAACGCCTGCACGCCTTCCAAACGGCGAGCGCCGATCTGGTCACCGATACCGCCAAAACCGGCCAGACGATCCTCTCGCGCCTTGAAGCGTCCGCCTAGTGCTTGGCCGGGGGTCAGCGGAACGCCAGCGTTGCGGAGAGCCTGCTGCGCCTCGCCACGAACACCCGTCAGCGCGCTTCCAAGCATGCTAGTGGCGCGACGGCCAAGCATGCCGCCTACAAGACCTGTCAATCCGCCTTCGGCCGCACCTGAAAGGCGGCTGCCCTCATCGGCGCTACCGGCACCGTAGGCTCCACCATACAGCGCATCAGCAGCTAGCGGGGCGAAACGGCCTAGCGCCATTCCGCCAAGGCTTGCTTCTGCCCCAGCCCCAGCAAGCGCACCGCCGGAAAGAGTGCCGAGTAGGGCGGAGGTGGGGTTACGCTCAGCAGCTGCGGCCATACCGGCGCGGGCGAGCGCGGGATTGCTCTGCGTGTTGTCCAAAGTTCCGGCGGTGAGGGCATCCCCGGCCTGCATAACGTAAGTACCTAGCGGAGACTGCGCGCCTGCGTTCACTACTTGACGCAGAGGGCTCATCGGCACGCTGCGATTCTCAACTGACACGGCGTACTGCGCCAGCGGCACTTTCGGGTTCTGCGCCCGGAACTTGACCGCCGCAGCCACATCAGCGCCCCGCTGGTCACCAAGGCCCGGCTGGACGCTGTTCATGTAGGCAACGATGTCGGCCTGCGATTTGCCAGCGCCAATCATGCCACGGATATGGCTATTCACCCCGGCAAGGGCGGGATCTGCCTCAGCGCGGTTGCTGCCGGTGGCGAAGGCTAGCTGCTCGCCCTGACGTCCACCTTGCGGCGCGACAGCGATGCCGTATTTCGCCGCGACGGTCGGGTCGGCCGGGTTTTCACCCTGCGCCATGGCGTACATGTTGCGATAGTGACGCTCAGTTGCGGCAAGATTTTCCAGGAGCTTGGCGGGGCTCTGGCTTTGCTTGAGGCTGGCGATCGAGTCCCGCAGATAAGCGCCCTCCCGCTCGCTCAGCGCACCCATTCCGGACGCGCCGGTCTGCGACTGCGCCTTCATGCGCGCGAGGTTATCGAGGACATTCCGCGAACCGATCGTCGTCAATGCCCCGTCGAGATCCGACGCGGCCGTGCCACCGATTTTGCCTAGCGCGTTGCCGAAAAACCCTGCCGCCGTGTTCGGGTTGTCGGTCAGCGTCTGGCGAGCGCCGGCAATAGCGTTCAACAGCTCGTCCTGCGACAGGTCCGCCTGCATGCGCGCGGCCTGGGGACTCACCGCCGACTTTTCGACGGCAGCCTCCCGCGTAGCTTTTGCCGCTTCTGCCTCCGCCTTGGTCGCGTTCGCGGACAAGATGCGCTCTTCGATCGGGGCCTGAGCCGCTTTGCGAAGATCGGCCTGCAAGCTGGCTTGTCCGCGAGCGACGTTCAGCGGCGCCATCGGATCAGGCGAACCGATCGTCACCGGCGCGGGAGCAGCCGGCGCGTCTTCATACGCTACCGCGCGAACCTGGCCGTTGCCCATGTCTTCATAGACGACACCATCGTGCGTAAACCGCTGCATCTCAGCTTCCCATCCTGCCCAGCACTTCGCTGGCGTAACGTTGCGTTTTAGGACCCCACATCCGGCGGTTGGGTCCTCCGTGATAATAGCGGAGAGCGTCCGGCAGGTTGCCGGTAGCGCTCAAACCTTCCTGGAAGTACGCCTCGCCGATCGCGCGCTGATATGCAGCCGCGGCTGGCGAGGTGCCGGTCATCAAGTCTGGGCGGAATGGAACGCCGAGCTTCGCAGCCACTGCCTTGGCGGTAGATGGCAGAACCTGAGCCAGCCCTTGAGCGCGCCCGTAGGCAGTCTGCGGCCCAACAGATCCAGGGCGACCACCACTTTCTTGCGCGACCACGGCATCGAACGGCCTAGTGAAAGCTGCGCGACCCGCCGGGGGTCGCACCTCCTGCGACACGAGGATCGGCCATCACCGTGCCGATGGCCGGGCGTTGTGGCCCGGCGCCACCAGCTTGAATTTGACCGTTGATGCTCGGGATAAGCTGCTTCTGCCCGTTAGGCAGATCAACCTGCGTCCACGTCACCTTCGGGGTCGGGTCTTTGTAGAGGATCTGCGGCTTGCCGTCGGGACCGATCGCGCCGAGACTGCCGTCGTTCGTTTCCCAATAATGCGGCGTTGGCGTTCCCGCCTGCTGGCTCAATACCTCACCAGTAACGGGGTTGATAACCGCGAAGCCGCCGTTGCCGGTTGACTGGACAACAGGCTTGTTCAGGCGCGCGTCCTCATAGGCGCGCTGCCGCACTTCTCGCTGACGGTTCTCGAACACGGGAGCGCCACCGAAACCGGTCGACACCGCATCCGCGATCCCGCCAAGGATGTTCACCCCCATGCCTCCGCGATCAAAGAAGCCGGCTTTCGGGGCTGCGGCCATGCCGCCTACGCCCATTGGCTCGTCCTGAGCCACGAAGGGAGGCGTTTGCGTAGAGTTGTCGCGCCAGCCGCGGAAGAACATGCCCACCGTCAGCCCCCCTTATACGCAGAGGCGGCATTACCGGCGACTTGCGCCAAGATCGCGCCGAGCGATGGCGTCGTCTTCTGCGTTGTCGTGGTCGAGTTGCCCCACAGGTTGGCGATGCTGTTGGCGTAGTTGCCCGAGACGGACTGAGGTAGTTCGGCCGTGCCGGTCAGGTAGGCGAGAAGGGTAGCGATGCCCTGATTGCCGGCGCTCGACAGGTTTGCCGCACTGCCGACAGCGTTGTCCATGCGGGTTCGCTCGTTGCCGTAATCGGTGTAGCGCAGGTTGGTCTCGTTCTTCGCCAGCTCGCGGGCAAGAATCTGCGATTGGGCCGAACCGCCTGCTAGGCCGCGGCTGCCGATAGAGCCGTTCACCTTATTAGTGACATCACTGTTCGTGTTGGCGATCTGCTGGTCGAGCAGCGGGTTGCCGGTGAGGAACTTGCCCCCCAAAACATCCTGCGTGTAGCTGTTCGCGGCTCCCAACGTCGGGTTGTTAATGGTCGATGCCAGCACTTGCGGCAGATTGGCCTGCAATGTGTCCACCGCCTGATTGGCTAGACCATTGGAACGGTCATATCCGCTCTGCACGGCGCTGGTGGCGGAATTGATGTAAGGCAAGGCCGCTTTGGACGGCCCCGTCGTCGTCTTCGACTTCCCGCTCATACTGCCACCGTTAGCATATCGTCATCCATCGCCATGTCAGGAAACACCTTGCGCCAGCCTTTGCGGCCGGAGAGTTGCAGCCGGTCCATCCCGGCGTTGCGGGCAGCCTCGCGGAGCGCGCTCATGCCCCAGGCTGCCCACTCACGATAATTACGACCTGCCGCGGCAACGATTTCCAGAGCTTCGCCGTCGCGAGTGAGCGCCGACCGGATCACTGCGCACGCCAGTAGACAGGGATCGCCTCCTTTCGTGATGGCGACGATCTGCATGTCGCCCGAGGCAAGCTCAGGCTCGATGTTGCGCCAAGACAGGTTGCCGGGCTTCAGGGCAGGGGTCAGCATCAACCGCAGGTGCGGCCAGTCAGCCGAAGCTAGCGGCTGGTCAATGTACCCGATCTGCAATGAAGTAGCGCCCATGATATCCTTTCCAGTGTGGAACGGCTGCGCATGAGAGCGCTGGGCGCGTGCGAATGTTACTCTAACCGGCTCAACAAGTCTAGCGGATCAACTCATCCGCCAGACGAGGCTTCCATCAGCTCTGCGGTACAGCGATCCAACCGCAATGCCGCCGGCAGCCGCGGCTGCATCATCGGCAAATGGCCCGGTCGACAGGGCATCCTGCGCGGTCGCGAGCTGGTTTACGGCAGTCGCGACACGACGCGCCCACTCTGCAATGTTGCCGACGGTAATAGGAACGCGAAGGATCATCGCCCACCCCCAATGGCATACACCGGCTCAAACCCTTGCGCGAACGACCAGTCTGCGCCCGCCGCAACGCTGAGCTGCGTCGAAATGTAACGCCCCGACGCGCGAACCGGCATGTCGCCGCTCTCCATGAGCGTACCGCGAGCGATCAGCCCCGTCACATCACCTAGACGCTGCCGGCAGTCGAAGGTTACCGTCATGCCGCTGGTCGCGTCCGTCAGAGGGCGGACCGCACGCACCCGGCTCCCGCGACCGTCCGACCACTCCAGATATGGCGTCGTGAAGCTGGCGGCGAGGTTGTCGCCGGACAGCGCACCGATCTGGTTTGAGGCATTGGCCAATAGCAGAAGCGGGTCGCCGCCCGAAAAGCGGGTGCTGTCGAGGCTGAACGGGATCGTTTCGAGCCCACCAGGATACAGCGTGTCCAACTGCTCCAGAGTGATTGAAGACGTGAAGCCCGAGAATACACCGACGGCGTCTAGGGTGATGATGCTCCAGCGATCCAGCGTCCAGTTGTAGACCCATAGCTTACCGGGGGCGCCGGGAACCAGCCATGCGACAACTGTCCTGCGCGGATCGATCGCCGCGTACATCGTATCAAGCTGCGCGCGGGAATAGCTGGCGAAAAACGTCTGATCCACGCGCTCGACCCCAATCGGCTGCACATCCGTTCCGTCGCAGAACATAAAGCCACGGTCTGATAGGAAGTAGACCCGCCGGCCGCTCTGCGCGATGGAGCCCTTGGAGATGGCCCCTACTTCGGGGGCGATTACGTCAAACTGCCAGACAAACTCGTCGCCCGTGTAGGTCATGCGGCGGATGGCGGATCGTTGGATGATCAGGCCGTATTCTCCACCTGCGATGCCTTGGACGTCACCGCCGTCCAGCATGGGCTGGAAGCCTGCTTGATCCTCGCCCGGCGTATTTTTGGTATAATCGTTGAAGCCTGACCATTGAACCAACGACGCGTTACCATCCGCACCACCGTACACGACAAAGTCGCGAACGGTCGCAACGCTGGTAGCGGACGGTGCACCCATGACAGGCCCGGCGGTGTTGGCGATCAGGTCGACCGCTTGCGTAGCCAGGCCATTCACCGCGATGATCACGTCGCCGAATTGAGTGAACTGCCAGCGGTTGGAGAGAACAAGGCTATCAATGATGTTTACCCAGCCCGCCGCATAGCGGTAGAGGTTTGTGGCGGTTCCAGCAAGCAGCGTCCCGCTCTCGTTACTGTCTACGAAGGCAGAGCCCCCGTTGAACTTTGCCGGCAACGCATCGGTAATTGCTTCGAACGCACCAACCGGCTTGTACCCGTTCGCCGAAGGATAGGCGTTTGCCATATCCTTCAGGCCGTCGGTCAAATGCTGCGCTTTGTCGGGCTCGTAGGCGCCGAAAATAATGCGCTGCTTCACCGCAACCCGATCCGTTCATTGGTCGGCGGCTTCATGGATAGCGGACCAGAACCATAGCGCTGCCGGGTGCCAGACTGCGTGATTTCGGCAATCGTCTCGTCTAGCGCGTCTTTGAGCATAGGCAGGCGCTCATCATTCCACCCGAACGCTTCGGCCTGGATGATCGTGGCATACAGGTATGCGTCCGGATGTTTGGCCAGCAGCCAGTTGCTGTCCACCGCCGCGCTCAATGACGGCAGGTTCGCGCGATATGTCATCTGGGCTGCGTATGCCTTGTCTGGCACAGGCCAGAACCGCATCACGCCGGCTGCTATCGTGAACCTTTCAGGCTGCCCGGTAATCGGCGTGCCATCGCCATTGAGAGGGTACGCGGAGAACGTAGCAGGGCTCACCTGATCTAAGGGAGCATAGCCAGCGATGCCGAGGGATCTGAGGCTATCAAAATCCGCAGGCAGCATCACGCTAGCGGCCGGCGTCACAACGACGCTCGTTTCCATGTCCGGCATGACCAGCACCCGACGAAAACGAGCCTCGGCCAACCGGATAAAGTCCGGCACATCGTCTTGCAGATCGGTGCGATTGAGCCAGCGCTGCACGCTTGTCACCAGCCCGGCGTAGTTCGTCAGGTTGGATAGCTGCTGGGCGTCTACAAAGATCGTCATGCGGCGCTCACATCGCTGCGGGCAATCGCAATAACAGAGACTGTTGCGCCCGAAGCATTCCCCCCGAACACGTTATAGCCGGTGAGCTGCGCCACTACGGAATTGACGCCTGTGATGACACCGGACAGCAGTGCAATAGTTCCCGACAGCGGATTGATCGTCGGCAGCATCTGCGCGCGCTGTCCTTGAATTGTGACGCCAGTGTACAGCCCGTTGCCGTCTCGCTGCCAAGCGAGGCCGCGCAGGACAAGGGGCTGCGTTGCGCTAGTCGCGTCAGTTTCGGTCAGGTTCAAGCCCGGCTTGTTCACAAACGTGCGGCTGAAGGTGACGGTCGCCTGGCCGCTGCTGTCTAGCGTAGCGTACGTGGTGCTGGTCAGGCGTGGGTGCTGGTGTCCCTTTTGCGCATACTGCGTAGGATCAGTGCCAGCATTGCCGCCGGTAATCTCAGAGGCTGGCGTAGTTGTGGCCGGCTTTGGAACCTCTGCGGCGATCATTGCCGCAACTTCCGCCAGAGAAACACCGGACGAAATTTCGCTCATGCCGCGCGTCCGCGCATGAACTGCGCCGAGTTGGCCGGCACCGAATACGAATTAACGGCAGTCGAGAAAAGCAGCACCACGCCGGTGGAAAAGCGGTCTGGGATCTGGAAATCGCCGATCGCCGCTGATGCGTTCGCCGCCACAGGCACCACAGCGAGGATGCTATTAGCCGTCAGTGCGCCAGCCGCAGGTACACTGGCCGAGTTGTAAGCGATCAAAAACCCTGCGGTTGCACCCGCTACGATTGACCCGCCGTAGAAGTTTCCTGCGGCGCCTTTGACCTGAAGCGACGTAGCGTTGAGCGTTGTCACCGGGACGATAGCGTTCATCGCAGATGCGGTTGGCGTTGGCGCAACGTAGGCGGCGGTGTTGTCCGTCGGCAAAGCCACGAAGCCGTTGTTTGCAGCGCTGTAGCCCGCAGTCGCTACTAGGAGGGCGCGAGGAGTATTGTCCGCGGAAGACGCAATCACATTGACGGTTGCACCGAGATTGCCATTCCAAGGGCCCCCGTAATTCCCCGTAACTTGAACGGGGAATGACCCACCTGAGGCCGACTGCACCACAGTCGGACTTGTAGTGGTGCCGGCGCCCTGGTTCAGTGACGGATCCGCAGATGACGATGCTATCGCATACGCCTTCGTGCCATCCGCAAGAGGCACAGGATAGCCGAGCATGTATGCTCCGCTGGGAATGCGTTCAGCAGCCATGCTCGGCCTCCACTTAGAGGGTTGGTTCGTCAGCCGCCTTGATGGCGGTGATGAGGTCCTTCTTCGACAGCGCCTTGCCGCCGACCACGACCGGCACGTTCTTGGTTGCCGCCAGTGCCTTCAGGGCGTCGAGGTCGAGGTCTTCCAGCGACGACTGCACGTTCAGCGTCTTGTCCGACGCCTCCATGGCAGCCTTTTCGCCAGCGTCGACCTTCTCCCAATTGTCGTTGGGCTCGGCGTCCGTGGTGAACGGCTTGTTGGCATCGTGGTAGACGCCGTACTTGTCGTAGACAGGCTCAGGCGAGGTGTAGGTCACCATCTTGCTCATCAGTACCTCCCGCTGTTGGTCTGGCGCGACATGACACTGCCGGCCGTGATGCGCCCCGTGGTCGGCGCAGTGCCGGCGACGGTGTAGAGCATGCGGACGAACTGCTTGCCCGTGCCGACCGGGAACCAGTCAGGCCCCAGATGACGTGCACCAGGAGCCAGATCAGCGGCGACGTAGGTCTGGCTGAAAATGGTGTCCGGAGCGGAGAAAGCGGCGGTCGTGTCCACTTGTACTGCGATCGTCAGCGACGTGAGGTTGTTGAACACCTCCGTTACTCCGACGAAAAACGGCACCGGCTCGCCGCGGCCGATATCACGCTTGAGAGCCGACGGCGCGCCATAGGGCGTGCCGGGGTTACCCAGGTCAATGACATTGGTCGAAGCTGCCGTTGCGGTGATGGCCTGGTTCTCGGAGAGCAGGCCGGTACGGTCGAGGATCATAGGTCAGCCCTCCTTAGACGATGCGCGCTTCGGCGTTGATGAGCGCGTCGGTTTCGCGGATGGGCATCTCGCGATAGCCCTTGATCTCCTTGCCCGCGATCTCTTCAGGCATGAGCCGGATCTTGTTGTCCGACGCGCCCGAGTTGGTGGAAAGCGCGTCGAGCGCCTCCAACATGTCGCGGTTCATGTAGATCACCGGCTTGATGCCGGTCACATTGCCGTCGGTGTTCTCGATCAGCCCGTCACGACGGGTCTGCATCTTGTAGTAGCCGCGGCGCAGGAGCGCGAAGAGGTCGACCGTGCCGGCGCGAACAGCGGCAATGTCGATGTTCGCGATGCGGACGTTCTGACGCCAGTCAGAAACCTTCACACCGATGTCCTGGCGGAAGTATTCCTCCTTGGCGAAGTACGGGCGCTGAAGCTCGTCGTAGACGCGCTGGACGCCCATGTCCTTGCGCTGGATGCCTGCGGTCGAGCCCTCCGGGGTAATCAGGCCGGTGCCGCTTGGCCCCCAACCGATCATCCAGATCGACGCGTTGCTCGAACCCGTGCCGCCGCCATCGATGATCTGCGAGGCCGCAGCACCGCCGTTGGTGATCGAGTTGTAGCGAGCGGCAACGCCCTTGAAGCGCTCCGGGGTCGTTGCGGTGTCGGCGTAGAAGAAGTTGACCTGCACGTCCTGCGAGATTGCCTCCAAGGCCACGTTGGCCTCGTCTGCGCGCTCGGCAGCCGGGTTCTTCACCTTCTCCAGATAGCGAGTGTCGATCGTAGCCAGACGCTCAACAAAGCCGGTCGTGTCGCGGACCTGCATGGAGGTCCCCTTCGACTGGATGATGCCCTTGTAGAGCTGGCCCCAGGCGACATCGCCTAGACCGGTGCGGATGCGGCTGATGTGGCCGGACCCGTCATTGCAGTCCACCACATAGGCGTCCTGCATAAGGGGGTTGAGGCGGTGGAGCGCCTCGATTGCGGGGATGACATCCCCATTGCGATTGGTCGAGGCATAGTGGTCGATGATGCCTCGGAAGCTGTTTCCGATGGTAGCCATGCGGCCTCCGTTGAGGTGCAGGGAGGCCTAGCCTCCCTCAGTTGCGGGGAACGTCGTCGGGATAGAGCGTCGCCAAAGTGCCGCGGGGCTTGGACTGGCCAGCCTGGGCGCCGGGGCGCGCTACGGGCGGAAGTGGTGCTTTGGCTGCCCTCACAGGCTCCATCCGCTTCTTCATCAGCTGGTCGTATTTGTCGGCCTTGGCCTTCAAATCTCCGATGCGACGAAGTGCGATGATGTCGGCCGCGCGGGCCTCTGCCATCACTTCCTTGGGATATCCGAGTTCCGCCGCAATGGGCTCCAGATCAGACAGGAGCTTTGCGCGCGAGGATGGATCGGACCATTCATCCCCAAATGCGTCTTCCAGAACAGCGTGTTCGGCCTGAACTTCGGCTTGCAGCTGCTGCTGGGAAATGGCCTGCGCGTGGTTGCGCGCCTGCTCAAGTTGCTGCGAGACGTGATCGCGCTGGGCAACGGCGTAATCGTACTCCGCCTTCTGCTGAAAGTAAATATCCCGATGCTCGGGGCTAGCCAACAATCTCGGGTCCGGCATCTGCGGCAATTCGGGCAGGAACTGCGTCAAAGCCTGCTCATGGTTGCGCATGATCGTTGTCAGCGCTTGACGAGCCTCGGTTTCAACCGTCTGACGGGTATTCGCCGCTTCCCGCGACTTCGTCTGCACGAACCTCTCGCGGTCAGCCTCGCGCTTGGTGATAGTCTCGGCAATCGCGCGGCCCTCTTCGCCCAGCGCTGCCAGCTTGCCGAACACATCCTTCGCGTCCTTCGCCCACGAGGTCGGTGCCTCAATCGGGTCGACTTCCGGCTCTACGGGGTCGGCGGGGTCACCGTCGGCGTCCTCGGCAGGCGGATCGGTTTCGGCCCTGGCGTCCGGCTGCGGCTCGGCGTCGGCCGGTTCGCCTTTCGGCTTATCGTCGTACAGATCGGTGAGGTTGGGAGCGGTGGGCTGTTCGGCGGGCGTCGGCTCACTGATGGGTGCCTCGGTCTGGATGTCCATTGTCATGCTCCTCAGAAGGGTTTCCACATGCGGCGCTTGATCCGACGGCGCTCGCTGGTGTGTTCGATTGCCTTGTCGCGGGCGGCGCGCTCCGCAGGGTCCATGGCGGCGACGTGGCGGCGCTCATCGACCAATCGCTCGTAGGCGTCGGCGATCGGTGCGGGTGTGTCAGTAGGACGCATAGCGCCGCTGCTCAGTGCTCAGTCGCGCCATTTGATCGGCGCGTGCTGCATCAGCCTTCGCGGCGTCACCATCAGCGATCAGTGCTCGCATCTGGATATCGATCTGGTCGACAATTTTCAGTGCGGTCGAGAGTTTTTCGACCATCGCCAATGGCTCACCCTTCATCGGGTGCTTGGCTGCAATCTCGGTCAGCTTAGCAAGATATTCGCTGCGGATCGTTGCCAACGCTGGGCCAACGAATTCCTGCATAGATGCGTCAGCGCGTTCGGCGCGGGACAGGCGGGCTGCATCATCGCTCATTTGTCCAAATCTCCACCGGGGCGCAGGGCAGGCAGGGAGGGGCCATCATCAGACTCGTCAGCGGTTACCGACTTACGGCGCTGCATCTCCTGATCGAACTCGAACCGTTCAACTGCGAGGCGCATATCGAACGCCTGCTTGTCTTGCGCCAAGCCTGCTTCGAAGTCGGCCCTATCCCGCTCGAGCTGCGAGCGGAGCGCTTCCTTTTCGCGGGCTGCGGTGAGGTCAAATTCCTGCTGCTGGGATGCGAGGCCGTTCTTGGCCTCCATCTCCTGCTGCTGAAGCGTCAGGCGGCCCATCGCCAGCTCGTGAGCATGCTGGTCCTTGGCCTGCCGCGTCTGGGCGTCAGACTGCGCCTTGACCACCTCAGGGTCCTGCCGCTTGGGGGCCGGCCCCAGGTCGGCCGGATTCAGAACGTAATCCGACGGTGATCCAAGCCCGCTGTCCTGAACGAAGCCGCGAACGTTCTGATAAACCTGTTCCTCGCCAACGATCCGACCGCCGGCTGCCACGATGCCCTGCTGGATCTGGAACAACGCGTTGCGGCTGGCCAGCTTCTGGTCTTTGTTGCCCGTCCCGATGCCGACGTTGATGTTCATGTCGATATCGGTCGGCCATTTACGCGGATCAATCTGGCGGTACTTCCCTTCGATCTTCATACGGAACGGCTGGCCGTACTTGCGCATCAGGCGGTATCGCTTGGCGAACATGCTCGCGACGATGCCCTCAGCAAAGTTGCGGGTGATGTAGAGTTCGATCTGCTGCGACTGCGCCATCAGCATGCCCATGCCGGCGGCCGTCTTGTTCATCGTGTCGGGATTCAGGCCCTGCGACTGACGCGTAACGCCGGTGCGGCTCTCCCGCTCGGCGCTCATCATCTCCATGCCCTGGAAGGCGAGCGCGCTCGTGTCCTGCTGCTGAAGCGCCTCAGGTTTCACGCCGCCCTTGTAGCGGATCAGCCCGCCAGGCCGAACGGTCAGCAGGTCATCGATCGTGTCGACCGTCATCGCCTCTTCGGCAACGAGGGTGCGCGGCGCGGTGGACAGGTACAGGCTGTCGAGCCCTGATCGCAGCAGCACCGACCGGATGCGCTGTATGTCCATCGTCTTGTCTGCGGTGCTGTCGCCGACAATACGATGCGCAGCAGGGAAGGGCGACCAGATGGAATAGGGCTGCTCGTCCACCTCCATGACGTTCAGAACGACATTGCCGACACGGTGAACGAACAGGCGCTCAGCGATGCCGTCGCCATTCAGGTCATAGAGGGGGTATTCTTCCTCCAGCCAGACCAGTTTGTTGGCGCCGGTCCGTCGGCCTACGCTATCCTTTGCGTTGCTACGATCGGCGTCACGTACCTTCTCAACCTGTTCGCCGCCCGCGCCTGCGCCCATCAGCGTGTTGAGGATGGCCGGGTCATAGCCGAGCTTAGCAAGGTCGCTGATCGACTTCTGCGATCGGTCGCCGACGTAAACCGCCTCGTCCAGATCATCGGCATCGGGCGATACGCGGAAATACTCATTCGGGACGGCACGGTCGCGGAACAGAGGGGGCTGCGGTATCTCGACGGTGACGGTCCACACTGCCGGGTCAGCGGGGTCTGGGTCGGCCTCAACGACTCTCAGACCTTCAACGAGATAGCCGTCGGCATCCTCGGCAACTTCGTCAACCAGCACCTGACGCCGCTCGTGCAACGGCGGCTGCGGCTCGGCGAACGTCTTGACGATGCCGGTCTTTTCCAGCTTCCCGGCCTTGAGGGCGTCATGAAGGATGCGGTAGCCCTTCTGCTTGCGCAGGAAGTGGTAGCGGACAGCGGCAGTGGCTTCTTCGCCATAGTCGACCATGACCGGCGCGCCCTCCGTCGGCTCGCCCTGTTCGTCAGGCTGACCGGGGCGGGTGACAGGCTCGCCATTCTCATCTGTCTGCGGCTCTGGCTCGCTTTCGAACTCCACCGCCTTGCCGCTCGACAGGATGGTGTTGAGGATGCCGACCAGCGACGTGTCTACTACCTCTGCAACATCACGCGTCACCGCCTGGCTGCGACCCTCGACCTCATCGCCATAGGGCTTGCCCTGGTAGAAGCTCAGCGACGTAGCGCGGGCGTCTTCAAGCGCCGTGTCATAACCGCGCGCTTGCTCGTTGCGCAGGAACTGGAGGAATTCGTCGGGTACGGTCACCGCCATCAGACGATCCCCCTTGATAGCTGTGAATAGTCGATGGTGCGGGACTGCACGGGTGGCGTGTAAGCGACAGCCGCCAAGCCGAAGGCGTCAGCCCCGTGGCTTGACCAGTCATGGTTCGGGCCAAGGCCTATACCGCGCTCTTCGTCGCGCTTCTCATGGTACCAGCCGATCGCTTCTAGGCCGCCAGCGCACCGCATTTCGTCAAACCACATTTGCGGGAACAAACGGCGTGCGGTCTCAACGCGCTGCATTGCGGCGCCAGCGCCTTGGTTCGGAATGACCTGAGTGGCGAAGCCAGCTTCGAACAAAGCGCCTTCGTAGGTCGTCTTCTGAATCTTATCGTGCTGTGCGCCATCATGAGGCAGTACGCATAGCGCCTGCCCATACCCTTTCTCCCGCAACCAGTTGACGTGCGTGGCGAGGGGCTGGCCGACGGCCTCGTAATAGTCGAGAAAACGAATTTCCCGACCAAGGTACTGAACAATCCAAATCGAAGTCGCATCGGCCTTGGCGCCCGTGCCGCCGATGTCCCACACGGCGCGAAGGGTCATCAGTGGGTCAGCCGCTACACGACCGATACGCCCCTCGGATCGTGCGGCGGTTAACGACTTTGCGTAATACGCCCCCTCGACAACGCTTAGGAACTCGCCGTCCCATATGTGGCCGTATTGGTCGGGACGCTCCCGCTGATCCTTCAGCCGAACCCGGTCAAGGATGTCGGGAAACCAAGGATTGTCGCGCCAATTCATCTCGACAATGCGAGTTCGATCGTTGTCATTCGCATTACGGAATCGCTGGTTGGTCGCACTGGCCTTACGCTCGGGGTTCCAGGTAAGCCAAAGCTCGCTATCCTCCTCGCGTAGCGTCGGAATGAGCTTGATCCACGCCTCTTCGGTGACGGGTTCAGCCTCATCAATCCAAGCAAGCAGAATACGAAACTTCGACTTAATGCTGTTCAAGTTGCGTGCAAGGCCAACAAACGAATAGCTGACCCTGCCTGACTTGGTGCGAATGTAGGTTTCGCCAATGTCGAAGTGCGGTGCTAGCCAATCCGTTTCACGAATAGCTGCCTTGATTTCCTCCAGTGACGAGTCCGCGAGGCTGTTCATGAACTGACGAGCGCAAAGGATTATACCCTGCCGCCCCTCTTGGTCCCATTTGTAAGCACGAACCGCGGTCATCAAAGCGAATGAACGAGTTTTAGCCGAGCCGCGTCCACCATGTGAACCACGAACGTCGGCCTCGCCTTCAAACACTGGCACCAGTTTTGCGGGAAGACGAAGTTGAACAGCAGTCATTCGGGCTGCACCGCGACCAACTCAACACGCGTCACCACAATAGCGGCGCCGTCTTCTCCGGTTATTTCCTTTGGCAGAAGCGACGCGACTACTTTCACGTAGTCAGCAGGCTTCTCCTCACGCATGGCAACTAACGCCTCGACGCCGTTCACTTTCCAATCGGCAAGAAGTGCATCAATGAATGCTTCGCCCAGCTTCGAGCGCGCGCCTTTAGGACGCCCAGCGGGGTTGCCAGACTGACCAGGCTTGAACGGCTTTAGGCCGCTCTGATTACGCTCTGTTTTATCAGTGGGCGCTGTCATTACGCCGGACCATCTACAGCACGCTAGCAGGCCACGTAACGGGACATTAAATCAGCGCCTGAACATCTCGAATGATGCGCCTGGCGCTGCGTCGATCAACCCCGATCTGCCGGGCGACAGCCGCGACGATGACCCGCTCTCCCCGGGCCAGACGTTCCTGCACAGCTTCAGCTGCCTTCTTACGCAGCGGCGTCATGCGACCCGCTGGACGACCACGAGCGTTCATTCCGCCTCTCCCTTGCTTGCGGGGGTGGGGCGGTCGCCGAACAGAGCGACGGCTGTCATACCGATGGACAGGGCCAGCACGGACTTCCACACCAAGCCAAGCAACCCCGACTGGCCATAGCCAAGCCAGTCGGCGAGTCCGAGCGCGCCCATGTTGGCAACCCATCCCCATGCGAACACGCGCGTATTGCTCACCGCCCCGCCTCCTTTTCGAGAGCGCGCAGATGCTGGATCGTGGAGCGCACAAGGCGGTTGCTGGAACCACCGTCCCAACGTCCTGCAAGATGCTCCGCGGCCTCGTTTGCGTGACCGTTGGCCTTGGCATGCGAGGCACAGATTTGACGGGCCAATGTCAAATCAGGATCAATCGGCTCGGGCAGCAGGGCGCGCAGCCGGCGTTGCAAGTCACGCGGCAGCACCCAATCTCGCCCGCTGTTGTCCATGGCCAGCATTTCCCGGCACAGGACTTCAAGATCGCCATCCACCACCTCCGGCCCCACCTCACCCCCGTTTGGGGCCGTGGCATGGCTTAGCGTGGCGCCCCGATCATGTTCCTGACGCCGGGAATATGATGTGGCTTCTGCGGGTGGTGTGGCGACGTTGCGGATGCGCCAGCTGGAGTTTGTCCAGCCGTCAGCACGCGAAACGAAGACATCAGGACTTCCATAAATATCGTAGTGAGTGTTGCCTTTATCGGCTGACGCCGATGTCACAGCCACGACCCGCCCATCCTCATGCACCGCCTCGATCGGCTGGTCCCATTTTACAGGCTGCATGCCAGCGGGCATGTCGCTCATCCTCTTGTTATCCTGGCGCAAGCCTAGAGTGGCGTAGTGGGGATGATCGGCAGGTAAGCGGAGGTATTCGATACTTCCCCATCCCCATCGGGAAAGAGGATCGGCGTCCTCGCGGACATCTCGCTCGTCGTAATGATAAGGCTTCAGCCTTGCCCGCCGCACATCAGCTTGGGTCAACCACTCCTGCCGAACGCCATCCACCCGGATCTCCGGACCCCAGTTGGTCTCCCCGTTCATGCGGAGGGGGCCGAGGTGGGGGTGGCGGACCAGCATGTGCCGTCGTTGCACTGGTAGCGATCCGAACACGTCGCCTTAGCACCAGACGCGAACACGTGGCCGCCGATAGACCGATCATGCCCACATTCCAGCCTCAACAAGGTTGAACGCTCGCGACGCACAAATTCAACAACCTTACGCCATTTCATCTCACTCTCTCCTGCGAAGTCGTTGGTCACCGGGCGCGGCGCTCAAAGGGCACGACGGTATCCGGCTTGAGTTCGTACATGTCGGCTACGCGCTGGGCGAAAGCGCCGAGGCGGCCTTGGCGGTCGTTGGCGCAGTAGCCATCAACCAGTTTGCAGGCAGCATTCCACAGGGCCGATTGCTCTGCCTTTGTCAGCGGCACGAGCGGGGTGACGTCAGCAAGAAATGAGGCTCGAACATCCTTCTCGAACACGTCGAGGGCGAGCTTCATTCCGTAATCCTTGTTGGCGATCCACATGCACGCCCCGGTCGGGTGCCACAGCCGATGTTCCGAATGCTGCCAGTCTGATCCGTTCGCCATCAGGCTCAGGATCAGCTCGACCTCGACACTGTGCGAAGGCGCGAGTGAGGGCGCTGACGTGGGTCGCTTGGATCGATGCCACATCACCGTAGCCAGTGTAGCAGCGAACCACGGCACCATGACGATCAAGATGATCTGCAAGTCGCTCACCGGGCCATCTCCAGCGCAATGTACCCAGCGGCGTGTTCTGGTCGGATTCCATACTTCCGGGCCGCAGCGTCGGTACTGGTGCGGGCGAGGTCGGCGCGGGGTGCCTTGCCGATCGCGATTAGGAAGTCGGTGAGGGGGAAGCGGGTCACAGTGCCACCAGTGCCGTTTCAAGCGGCACTCCCTGTTTCCCCACACTCGCGCGCACACGTAAGGGGAATATGGCAAACGCGGCACTATGCGGCACTATCGGCACTCCCTGTCCGAACGCTGATCCCGGTGTGTTTGCGGACGCCGTTTGACCGGCTCCAAGGAAAGCCACGCTTTTCCAACGTTGTACGGAAAGTTTTTGCGGTTCCGGCGTCCTCCCCAGAGCGGCGGGCGAACTCGACCCAGCTGGCGAAAAGAGTGCCGGGTTGATCCCACAGACGCGGGCCAAGATCGCAGCGCTCATCAATCCACTGGCCGAGCAGATCCTGGTTGGCGAAGTAATCAGCCGTGGCGGCAGATACGCTCTCAGGCCGGCCTAGGCCATGCTTTTGCCACTCCAGGCAGCCAGCAAGCGCCCACGCGAGGATGCGCGGTGCCTCCGCCTTCAGCTTTTCCTCAAGCATGTGATCGGGCTGCTTCGGCTTGTGCACGAACGGCATCATGTTGAAGCGGCGCTGCATCGCCGGATCGACGCTCGAGAGGCTGGGCTGGTGGTTGCCGGCAAACAGCAGTTTGAAGTGCGGCTGGTAAGTGAAGAAGTCCTGGCGCATGAAGCGCGCGCTGATCGGATCTCCACCGGTAAGGGCTTTGATCCGCGCCTCAGCCCATGACCGCCCTTCTTCCGTCTCGCTGGCGGTCACGAGGCGGGCGCCTTTGAGCATCGCCAGCTCGGTCGGGTGGCTCGAGAACTTAGACGCGGTGAACGTGTCCATCGGCGCCGACATTGCGTAATCGCCCAGGATGTGGACGAGGATGTTCAGGAACACCGACTTGCCGTTGCCGCCCGGCCCATAGATGAAGAACAGCGCGTGTTCGGTCGTAAGGCCGGTGAGGCAATAGCCCGCAATGCGCTGGAGATAGACCTGCATGGCCTTGTCGCCATTGGTGGCGTCATCTAGGAACTTCAGCCAAAGCTCAGCCGGCTTGTTCTCAGGCTGGCAGCCGGTGACCTTGGTGATGTGCTCGTCGCGCCGGGCGACATGCATCTTGCCGGTGCGCAGGTCGAGCGTGCCACCAGGTGTACCGAGCAGCCAAGGATCGTTATCCCATACCGCCGAGGTCACCGCATGAGCAGGATCTGCTCGAGCGAACCGCTCGGCACCACCCGCGACCGAAGCCTTGCACGTGCCTTTCTTGCCCGCACCCAGCCGGCGCCCGATCTCGCGAGCGAAGTGGAAGGCGACCGGCACGTCCGTGGCCGCCCAATGGGTGAACTGCCACTGATACCACTTGCCAGCGTTGTGATCGAAGCGCAGCGTGCCGCGGTTTTGCCGCGTGAACTCGAGCGCGATTGCGTCTTCCGACACTTCGAGCGGCTGCACGCCTGGCAGCGCCACGACGTTGTCCTCGTAGGCGTCGAGAGGCGGATAATGTTCGTCGGGTATCATATCATCATCCATTCCGCAGCGCCCGTTCGATAGCGCGCGCGGCTTCCATGGTGAGATTGAGGGCGGCTCTGACCCGGAGCAGATGGCTGGTCGACGTGGGCGCGTAGACGGCCTGCGCAGCTAGGATCGACACCTGATGCAATAACGGCGCTGCATTGTCCGAAGCCCGGTTCATCCCGACCATCGCAGCATCACGCAGCTGCGCCAGGTCGCACCGTGCAGCCATCTCCATCTCATTGCAGTTCGGGCAATGGATGCTGATTGCGTGGCGATGCGCCCGCTCGGTGACGGTCTCGTCAACCCGGATGGTCGTATGCGCGTTCACCGCATGCGCCCCACAGGAGCGCCGATCGCGTGCAGCCAATTTACCGCAGCCTCGACGGTGCGGAACACGCCACACGGGTGATCCATCGACACCAGCCTATTAAGGCATTCGATTTGCGCATCGGACGGCATACCCTTGGCATCCTTCCATTCCAGGAAGGCGGTGCAGCCGGTCCACGCGGCGCCGGTGTCGGGGAAGCCAGTATACAGGCCCTCCCGCTTCACCTTGGCGCGCCCCGCTATGCTCGCGATATTCGTGCCGTTGGGAACCGCGAACACCAGCACCCGGCGGGCGTTCTGGTGCATGTGGCTGACCCACTCCCACTGGCGAGCGTTCTCCGACGCAGCGCCGCGGTCTTTGGGTTCGACGTACACGCGCGGATCCAGCACAGGCTTCAGCGAAGTCTCCAGCGCATCGATCGCGGCAAAGGCATTCATGCGCGCGACTCCCGATGCTTCCGCTGATCGGTCAGCATCTTGGACGCCATGGCCGGCGACACGCGATAGCAGCGGCTAAGGTATTCCGGATCCATCGCGGCAAGCGCGTGGTCGCTGCAATTGACCAGCAGCATCGTCAGGTTCGTCACCGACTGCGCCACCGTCATCGGCTGCTTGGGCTGTGGGCGATGTTGAAAGCGGCTCATGCGACGCGCTTCCACGCATCGGCATCCCAGCCGTTGCGCTCGGCGCGCTCAATGACCTCCGCTGCGCTCAGAACAGTCGACCCGCGGCGCCAGTGGAACCCGTTAGGATCAAAGCGCCCCCGAGCGTCGCAGCGTGCGACAGGGCCGAAGCGGCGCAGAAATTCGGCGGCCATGCCGGCGCGCGAAGCATCGCGGTGCGGGCGATCGACGGGCGCCGTTTGGTAGGCGTTCGGCTTGATCAGGCGAAGCGGCTGCTGGAAGCGCTCCCGCTTGATGCCGGCTTCGGAGAGCCAGCGCCGAACAATATCCCGCCCGACCGTATATCGCAGCATGAGTTCTTGGATGGTCAGGCCGTTTTGCACATGAATAAAATCTGTGGGCATCGGACGATTGAACCCCGCCGTGCTATCCGCTGTCCGGACTAGGCCGAGACGCTTGACCCACAGCGAGATAGTGGCGGTCGCGCGCCCATAGTGCGCTGCGAGCGCCGCTTGGTTCGAGCAATGCCACCGTTCGGCGAAGTCGTCTGGAATATGCGAGGTATCGCCTGGTTTACTGCCCGGCTTCGCGAGCCATGGCCCAAGCTCGTAGCGCTTGACCGCCGAGATGATAGCCTTGCGGCTGCGGCCCGTGAGCGTCTCCAGATCGCGAGCGGTATTGCCCGCGGCGACCGCTAGCTTGATCTGCGCCAGCTCTGCCGACGTCCATGTCGAGGCAGCCGTCATGCCGCGAACCTCGCCTGCTCGATCAACATATCCAGCGCCTGGCGAGCGTCGCGCAGGTGCGGCAGGATCCGTTGCAGCTCGCCAGCTGTGATCTTGACGCCGCCTTCCGACTTCGGTGATTGCGCGGCGATCAGCAGGTGAAGCGCCTCGCTGATCTCCATCGGCGCGTTGATCGTGTCGTTCGCGGTAACATCCAGCGGGACGCAGCGGCTACCACCGAGGGCGACGACGGGATCGAGCGCAGACGGGCCGAACTCGTATTCGACGTTCATCAGCGTCACACCGTCGAGGTTGCTCGCTTCGGTGCGCGCGTTCTTGATCGTGCCGGAGGAGCAGCCCAGGCGTTCGGCAAGCTCGGGGTCGTTCAGACCATGCTGGCCCTGCACCCCAAGAATGACGGCCTTTACTGCACTGCGGTAGGATTTTGTGGTCGGCCGGCTGCGGCGAGCCAAGACATTGGCGGCGAGCGTCATGCATTACCCCCGTTATGGTTCGAATGGAAAAGCAGGTTGGATTGAGCGGCATCACCGGCGCGCAGGCGAGTGACGTCTTGGCGGATCGCGTACACACCACAGGCAGCGAACCATGCAGCTGCCATGCCGATGATGATCTGCGTCTCGAGGGTCATGCTGCGCGAGCCTTGTCACTCAGTCGCCGGACCTCGACCCGATCAAGGCCGGTTGCTGCCACAACCTGTCCCTCGGTTAAGGCGCCCTCGACGTGCATTTGAACGACCAGTCGCAAAGCTCCGGCGCCCGCGCGCTTGAACATCACCTGATAGGCATTGTGGCACTGTCGGCAGCGAGCGGCGGTGCCGCCGGGGGACTTGGCTTGCTTGAAGATCAGGCTGTTGCGGCCGGCGCGTTCGTGACCGCAGGGAAAAGTGTCGCGGATCATATCGCCGACACCGCATCAGCAGTGCGGGTGCGCTTGGTGGGGGTGGCGTGCTCTCTGTCGGCCAACACGTTCTGGATGCGAAGAATGAGCGGTAGTCCAGCAGCCTTGGGGACCGGGTTCTTTTCGCTCATTTTCCAGCGGCTAAACGTCACCGGATGCACCTTGGCGAGCCGGCAGGCGTCACCGGTAGTGAGACCTACAGCCTTGGCACGGGCCTCAATCTCTGCGATTACCTTTTGCTGGTCCATAAATGCTAGATATTAGCATTCCCGCTAAACCGCAAGAGCGGAATTGCACAATGATGCGCTTTAGCGTTGATGCTAATTACGCCGACATGGACCGATTAGAAGCTGACACGAAACTCGTGAACGACCTGTGCGCCTGGGCGAAGGTGAAGCCGTCGCGCATGGCAGCCGAACTCGGTATGGCGGCGACGACGCTTACCCGGGCTGCCAATGGCAAGGCCGATACGGAGATGAGCCGGCGCACCGTCGACAAGCTGAAGGCGGCCTATCCGGACTTCCCGGGGTGGGGCGATCAGCCCTTGCCGGAGACGAACGCGCAAGTCGTTAAAATGGAAGGCGCTTCCCTTGACGAGGCGCGGGACGATCTGCCTATTTACGGCACGGCGCTCGGGGCTGCGCGCGATGTGGAGGGTGACGCGATCGAGCAGACCTATCTCAACAGCGGCGATACCATCGAGTATGTGAAACGCCCCGTTCTGCTCAACCGGATCCACGATGCATACGGCTTGTACGTCCAAGGCTCGTCTATGCACCCGGCCCTGCCTGATGGTGAGATGCTGGCAGTTACGACGAAGGGCGCGCTCAGCATGGGCGACAATGTCGTTGTCTACCTGCGGCCGATTAACCGGGACGACGACGGACAAAGGGCGCGCGCGGTGCTGGTCAAGGAGCTGGTCAAGCGCACCGGGGCCTATATCGAGCTGCGCCAGTATGACCCGCCGAAGGTGTTCCGGATCGACGCCACCGACGTGCTACAAATCCACCGCGTTCTGACGCGGCGGGAGATGATGGCGTGAAAGCCCTTGTGCCGCTGTTCGTTATGCTTTCCGCTTGTGGGCAGCAGCACACATCAGCCGCGGAGCGATCGGAAATGGCTGACGTAAACGCTCGAAACGCCCTCTCTCAGATACAGGAGCTCAACAGCAGGGTCGATGCCTTGGAGGCGAAGTTAGAGAAGCAGGACCAAGTCATATCCGACCGGGTTGAGGCTGAAGCTGGCGTTCGCAAGGCCGTTGACGGCGCCGTAGCGAACAGCGTCGACGCGCTTGCCGAAAAGCATAACGCTCTGGTCGAAGTGGTGCGGTCAGGCAGATAAATGTGCATGAATGCTAAAATAGGGTATTGCACAATCTAGCAGCAATGCTAATTTGATCCCCAACGCAGCGGCCCATCGGCCCTGCTGGAGGGATCGAGATCATGGCACAGGCCGTATCTAGAGAATTGATCGTAGCCGGCGGTCGGTATGATCGAGTTCAGCTATATCGCACAGAAAAGCTACACGGGCTGAAGATCAGCCACGTCCGTCAGGCTGTCCCGGACTATGATTTCATTGCGGCTGTCGATGCAGAGATAATGCGTCGGGAGTGTGTGGCATGAGCGCCGGATCTTCGGAAGCTTTGTCCGCATCAGGGGCCAGCCATTGGATCGATCTTCAAGAAGCAGCCATCCTTGAGCGTGGCGGTGTGCAGGCTGATTACGCCAACAATCCGGGAAAACTGCGCTGCGCAAATGCATGGGTCGGGGCGGCTAAGCCTGCTTTGCTGGCGTTGCTTAAACTGGAGGATTTGGTCAGCAACGTAGACGATCAATCGCGCCGGCTTGATCTGCCGAAGCATATCGCTGCCAATTACAGCGAGGCGATGCAGGCGATCAGCACCGGCGCCACCACTATTCGGTCCATCATAGATGGTATCCGTGACGACTTCATCAGCGACGAGCGAGCGGGAGCTTACGATGATGCCGCTGCACAGGAAGAGGCTGATGCTTTTTCGAACTGGCTAAATGACACCACGTTTAGTTTTGACGACGCGATCCAGATCGTGCGCGCACAGGTGTCGCTGTGACCGCCGCCCCTACCGCCCCCGCTGGGCTGAGTGTGGCGGATGTGCTGGATCGGGCTGCTGATCTGATCGAGCCGGAAGGCCGTTGGACACAGGGGGCATACGCTAGCGACAAACGCAACGACAGCGTTGATACTCTTGATCCTCGCGCGGATTGCTTTTGCGCGATGGGCGCTGTGTATCGAGCCGCCGGTGCTTCATCCATCTACAAGAATGGGCCGATCGGCCTTGTCCATGAAGTGCGAGAGCATCTGCTAAAGATGCTCGGCAACTCGATGGCGTCCTTCAACGATGCACCCGATCGCAAGCAGTCCGAAGTCGTCGCCGCCCTCCGCTCTGCCGCCGAAGCCGCCCGCGCACAGGTGCAGGGGTGAGCCGCCTGAACGAGCATCACCACGCCAAATGCGGCGTCGAGGGCAAGTGCAGCGTGCCGCAGTTCGACGCGTATGGTCCTGCCGGTTTCTGCGATCAGCCTGCATGGGGTGAGCAATATTCGGAGCGCGAACCCTCGCGGGGGCAGTCGGGCCGGTACGCCGACCCGGTATGGGCGCAGCGGGACCGCAACGGCTATTATCCGCCGCACTTGTCGCACCTGACGCCGCCATTTGCGCCGGGCCTGTGCTGCTCTGCGCATGGTGGACCGACCGCCGACTCTATCCGGTTCGTCCGCGACGGAAGCGCGTGGTGCGCCTTCATGCCTGGCTTCATCAACCTTCAGGAAAGCGCTGCTGGTTTTGGCGACACGCAAGACCTTGCCGAAGCCGACCTCCGCGCCCGTCAGCAGGAGCAATCCGCATGAACGCCTACAGCACAATCGCCGCTGATCGTTCGACCAGCATCCAGCGTGTGGCGGATCGCGTTGAGGCATCTCGTGATGCGCAGGCGCTGGCCGATCGGTTGCTGGCGGGTCTGGACCTGATCCCGGCGATCACGAACGACGCCTGCACCCTGTCCGACGCCAAGCGCATCGCCCGCCGGGTCCGCTGGTTCGCCGGCAACGGTAACGCCGGGATGCTCGGCACCAACGGCATGCAGCCGCAGGTCGAGGCGCTGATCCGATCCGCCAATTTCCACGGTTTCAAGCCGCGAACCCCGGAGGCCCTGACCTCTGCCGTGTTCGCCGCAGCAGGAGGACGCTGACATGGCTACCGCAATCCGCACTATCACGCGTTCCGTCGCGGCGATCGTCAACGACCTCGCTACCACGCGACAGAGGATCGCGTCACTTAGCGCCGACATCACCGATGGCTCTGATCTCCGGCATGCCGTGTGGGACGACTTGGATCAGCGCCTGCCCGCGCTCGAAAGCGAGCTGAAGGCCGCGGTCTACGCTCAGACCGGTGTGTCGTGGGACCTGCTGGAAAGGGCGATGGCATGACCGACGCTGAGATCCAGGCGGCACAGGATGCCCTCATCGCCCTCCGGACGCTGGGTCATGGCTCCGTGATCGTAGCGGTCGGCACCTATGCCGGCAGCACCGATACGCCCGATGGCCATGTGTCCGTCACCGTAGAAGACGGCGGCTACACTGCGACCAAGCATGCCGTGCACCTGCGCGACGCACTGTCGATGGCGACCGCCAAGCTGGCGGCTGATGCCAAAGCCCGAGCCGAGAAGGCTGCGAAGGACAAGGAGGCGGCAGCATGATGTTCGTTCGTCAATCCACCCATGACGCGATCGTGGCCGCGAAGGATGCTGAGATTGCGGTCTTGGTCAAGCAGCTGGAAAGTGCTGAGCAGATCAATGACGAAGTGCATCGCGAGCTTTGGCGTCAGGACGATGCCGTGGCTGACCTCCGCGCCCGCCTCGCCGTCTTCACCGCACCACGGATGCGCGGCGACCGGGGCCGGTTCTTGCCGACTAACCACTCCGCGGCGGACGTTAATCTCGGTGACCTGGCATGACCGCCCGTGTTCACAAGAGCGGGCCGGATCAGGCGCTACTCACACCGCATCTGTCGAACGGCGACCGCATCCGCATGGGCCGTGTGCAGCCGATGGTGGACGAGCATGGCCGTCCGTGGTCGACGGTGCGCCTCGCCTGTGAGGCGTTCCTGATGCTGGCATTCGGCGTCGCGTTCTATGCGATGGTGGCGGTGCTGGTATGAACGCACCTCTCATCACCGCCCCCGGCGCGTATCCGGATATCGACAACGAGGACTATCACCGCAACGCCAACCTGCTGCCCGCCCCGTCGCTGTCGTCGTCGGGCGCGAAGAAGATCATGGGTCAGTCGCCGTTCCATTTCTGGTTCGACAGCCCGATGAACCCTGATCGGCCGGATGAAGGCGATGCCAGCCACTTCGCCATCGGCAAGGCGGCGCACGACGTGTTGTTGCTCGCCGACCGGTTCGACACGCACTATCATGTGCTGCCAGAAGGGTTCGCCTGGAACAAGACTAGGGCGATGCCGGAAGCGATTGCAGAAGCCGAGACGGCGCGTGATGCTGGCCTCTGCCTGCTGAAGCACGACGACATGGCAACGGTACAGGCTGTTGCCGACGTGCTGGCGAAGAACCCGCTAGTCTGCGCGGCGCTGAAGAACGGCGTGAGCGAAGAGACGCTGGCGTGGATCGATGAGGAAACCGGCATTTGGTGCCGCGCGCGGCCTGACTTCCGGTCGAATAGCATCCTGACGGGTGGCGACGTCCGGCTTGATGTGGATCTAAAGTTCATGGCGCCGACGCATTGCAGCCCATCGGGGTTCGCCCGCGCGATCGGCAACTTCGGCTTCCACCAGTCCGCGGCCTTCTACGCCGATGGCCTGAAGCACTGCCACGGCCATGCGCCGACCAACCGGCTGCACATCGTGGTTGAGAAGGACGCCCCTCATTCGGTGTCGCTCTACGAGCTGCCCGAAGAGGACGTTGCCCGAGGCCGCTGGCTCAACCGCCAAGCCATCCGCAAGTTCGCCGACTGCCTGAGTGCGGACCGCTGGCCTGCCTATTCCGACGAACCAACGCTGTGCGGCCTCACCGGCTGGGCGCGGCGCTCCATTGACCAACAGATCGAAGAGGAAGCCGCATAATGGCCACGCAAATTGCAGAAGCACCACGCCCCGCCGTCGATAACACTGCGGCCCGGGCAATCGCCACCACCAATCTCGGGGAAGGAAACGCCCCGCGCGCCATGTTCCTGCCCGCCACCATGGGCGAAGCGATGGAGTTGGCCCGTCTGATGGCCGGCAGCAACTTCGTCCCTCCTCATCTCCGCGGCAAGCCCGGCGATTGTCTGGCAGTGGTTATGCAGGCCAACCGCTGGGCGATGGACCCGTTCGCCGTGGGGTCCAAGACCTACTTCGTCAGCGATAAAATCGGCTACGAGGCTCAACTGGTGAACGCCGTCATCAATGCCTCCGGCGTTCTGGACGGCCGGCTGCACCATGAGTGGGAAGGCAAGGGCAACGACCTTGTCTGCGTCGTGTCAGGCAAGCTTCGTGGCGACGACCGGGAGAAGGTACGCAGGGTTGCGATCAACACCATCACCACCCGCAACTCGCCCCTTTGGAAACAGGACCCTGAGCAGCAGCTGGCATATTTTGCATCGCGCGCCTGGGTGCGTCTGAACGCTCCGGAAGTGTTGATGGGCATCTACACGCCGGATGAGCTTTCGCAATCGGTCGGTACAGCCGGCGCCGCCAACGATCTGAAGCCAGAACCACAGCCTCTAACCGCTGCCGCCCTGCTCGGGCATTCGGACGAGCCCGCAAACGACGGCACCCTGTCGCCCGAGAACCCCGCCGCCGCGGAAGGACCGGCTGACGACGACCGCGGCGAGCGCATCACCGATGACCTGATCGAAGGCATGCGCTGATGCCCGCCCACATCTGCGACACGCCCACCGCCATCCATTCCAGCGAATGTCCGGCCTGCGTTGCGATCATCGCGCGTGTCGAGGCCCGTCTTATCGGAGGATCTCCCAATGCCCGCTGATACCGATCAACCGACGCTGGCGGTGACGAGGATCGCGCTGGAAGAATTGGCGCCAGCGATCGTTTCCGCGTTTGCCGAAGATGCCTGCCTGATCTGGTCGGGCGAATGGCAGGCGTATTGGCGGGCGGGCGGCAACGGCTACACCAAGTCGGCTGATGAGGCGGGTTGGTACACAATCGCCGCGGCCTATGCGCGCACGAAGCATTGCGGTCCTGAAAAGCAGATCGCGTTTGAACGCACCACCCACGAACCGCGCCCTGCGGGTGATCTGCGGGAGGGTGACGGCACCGCATTCGGTGAAGTGCAGTGCCATTGCAGCGACGATGATGGCGTGCCGGATGTTGGGGTATCGCTTGGGCTGGGTTGCGCGAAGGCAATCTGGATCGGCGAACTGTTGACCCGCGACGGCGCCACCTGCGGTATGGTTTTCCATAACGGCACGGAGCGGATCGTTGCGCCGTTCCCTGACGGCACAGACTGGCAGGCCGCCGCGGATATCCTTCGGCACCACGTTGCCCCGGTTCTGGCAAGCCTGCGCGATCTCGCCGCCCTCGCCACCCATAGCCCCGCACCGATGGCGGGGGAGGGCGCGGTCAAGCTGCTGGGCGACTTGGAAAGGTCGGCAACCGCAGTCCACCGGAAGGGCGCAGTCAGTGGTCCGCAATGGTCCCGGCTATCTGGTGATCTGATCCGCTCGCGCGCGTTTCTCGCCGCCCACCCTTCGACGCAGGAGGGCGGGAAGTGAGGTATTTCATCGACTGCGAGTTCGACGGTCATAACGGGCCGCTGCTCAGCATCGCGATTGTACCCGAGGATGGGTGGAGCCTGCACATCGAAACGTTCGCCACCGACAACGTGCGGGACGAATGGGTGGCCGAAAATGTCGTGCCACTGATGGCCTTGCATCAGGCTGACAGCATGGCGATCGTGACGAACAACGAGGTCGGTCGTGAACTGCGGCAGTTCCTCGCTAACGACAAGATGCCGGTCATCGTTGCTGACAGTCCGGTGGATATCTCTCGTTTTTGCCAAGCAATTATGACCGGCCTGCAAGGTGAGTATCAGCCGAACACTTGGGATCGCATGGCGTTCGAGGTGCACGACGTGGATTGTTATCCGACTGATCTGCCCGGCGCAGTCCAGCATAACGCATGGTGGGATGCCATGGCGCTCCGGCACAAGCTCGCCCAACAGGACCCCACAGCATGACCTCTTCCCCCACTCCCGCTGTGCTGCCCGATGCGCGGGCGCGTGAGGTGCGACTGCGCCTGTTCCTCGAAATCCTCTCGGCAAGCTGCGGACAGGCGGATGCGAGCGATTACCGCTGGAACTGGATCAATGCTTTCTGTGGGGAGCACGAAGGCTACGAACCGGACACGTTCAATACGGCGCATGACGCTGGCTACACGACGGTAAGCCATGACAACGACACCGACAGCGGCATCGCCCGCCTGACCGACGCCGGGCGCGCCTATCTCGCCACCCCGCCCGCGAGCGATGCCGCGGTTCCGGCGGGGGAGGATGAGGTTCGCATCCCGCGCGAGCCAACGGACGTGATGATGAACGCGGGTCTCTACCATTCAAGCCGCGACACGGAATGGTCTGACTGCAACACGATGTGGAAGGCGATGTTTGACGCTGTCACGCTGGACGGCGGCTCATCGGCGTACGCTCTCGCCGCAGCCCCCAAGGTCGCGAGCGACACCGGGGCGGGGTTGGTTCATCGCGCTTTGACGGAGGCGTTGGAAGCGATCGAGGTTTTCGAGCGATGCTATGACCAGTTCTGGGACAGCCTGCCGGATGGATGGGACTTCCGAAATGTGCGAGCCGTCGCGACCGCTGGCGACGTCCTGCGCATCCGTATCGCAGCCCTAGCCACCCCCGCCGATGTGACGGACGGGGCGACGCAGGGCAAAGTTCAAAACGCCTTGCAAGCGATCAAGGCCGCGGCGCGTTACGTTCCAATCGGTGACGGCTATTTCGACCCGCATGCCAATGCGGTTGAGGCTATTGATGCGGCAGTCGACCGCCTCGCCAAGCTGCTATCGCCAGCCGCCGTTGCTGTCAGCGATGCGGAGGACGGCTGTCGTCAAACGGACGGGTCGACGGGCGGCGGGGAGGTGGACCCGATGCGTGCGGCAGTCGAGCGGCAATCAAGGGTCAACAAGCTGGCGCAGCTCATGATTGACACTTGGAAGCGGGTCGATCCGAATAGCGGCGTCGCCAAGCATACAGCATCCTACGTCGCCACATTTGCCGACATGGCCCGTGCGATTGTTGACCAGGATGCCACCACCCCCGGCGGGGACTTGCTGGAACAGGCGGCGAGGGCGGCGGAATGCGCTTTTGATGATCGCCCCCGTTCGCGCGTCGGGCATCCGAGCCATATGGATTGGGAGGACGGCTTTCGAGAGGGCACCCAATCCTCTGCCGCCGCCATCCGCGCTCTGTCCGCCCGCAACCAGACCGACGACGGAGGGGTGAAGTGAGCGACGAACTCCAGACGCGTGAACTCGCAACCGACGATCACATTCACGGGATGATATTCGAACTGATGAATGCGATGAAGCTCGCGTCCCTTCCATGCATGAGCATGACGGAAGATCCGCGAGACGCCATGTCGGCGGTGATGACGGCCGCGGCTATGCTCGCCGGTGCGCAGTTCGGCAGCTTGATGGTGCTTGGCGCCGTCCGTCAGCAAGACACCCGGCGGGCCGTCGAGACGTTCGGGCGCAACTTCCGCGAAGGGATCAAAGTCGGGCAGGCGCAAGCGGCTCGTTTTGAGCAGGAAGAGAACATCGGGGGGCGAGCATGACCCATTCACCGGATCATGCCGAGCGGGCGTCGATCGTGGCTGCGGGGCTGACGAAGGCGCGCAGGGCAATGATTTTGGCGCTGCCTGCGGACGGAAGCTGGGGAACTGTGCCTAGCCGCAGCGTGGCAAAGCGCGCGTGGTGGAACATGCTGCCCGGCGTCATCGACCATAAGCATTGCCCGGAAGACGCGAACGAGTGGGCGTTGACCGAATATGGCCAAGCACTCCGCGCCTCTCTCCACGATGACACGGTGCGGGGGGAGGGGGAGAATGGCTAGCGTCTACAGCGTGGCCGCGCTGGCCGAACATTGGGGCTGCGGCACCGACACCGTTTACTCGCTCATCAAGAGCGGCGATCTACCGGCGTTCAAGCTGGGCGGCCGGCTTCTCCGGGTCCGCGGCGACGAAGTGGAGAAGTTTGAATGCCGGACGACTACCGCCTCCAACGATACAGAGGCAAGCTCGCCATCGTCTGGGACGAGGACGGACGACGCCACCGACATTCGCTTGGAACGGCTGATCGATCGTCCGCGGAGGCCGCAGCTCGTTCATTCTGGCAGCGACGCTCGGTAGGGGGCGACTACAGCAACGTCGGCTCGGTGGTGGATGCTTATCTTGTCGCCAAGAAGGCGATGGCCTCGCACCACCGGGCCGAGACAGCATGGAAGGCAGCCAAGCCGTTCTGGGGCAACCTGCCGATCGTCCGCGTCGATGAAACAGCCGCAACGGATTATCGGAAGCGCCGGGCTCACTGCAAGGCGATCACGGTCCGGAACGAGCTCGCCGTGATCCGCGCGGCCCTCAACTGGGCGGAGAAAAAGAAGCTGATCGAGAAGGCGCCCTTCATTCAGATGCCGGCGATCGCGGCCACACCGGTCGGACATCTGAGCAAGACGCAGTTCCGCCAGGTGCTGGACGCTGCGATTGCGCCGCACGTGAAGCTGTTCCTTCAGGTGGCTGTCGGCACCGGCGCCCGAACGAATGCCATTCTGGATCTCACATGGGATCGCGTGAACTTCGATAGTGGGCTGATCGAGCTCAACCCTCGCGAGCGGGTGCAGACGTCAAAGTATCGCGCGACGGTGCCGATGAACGACCAGCTGCGCGCCTCGCTACGGGAAGCCAAGGAAGGCGCCATGAGCGACTTCGTGATCGAGCATGGCAGGGAAAGGGTTGCATCGATCAAGAAGGGTTTCGCTGCGGCATGCCGTCGCGCGGGCCTCAAGGCCACCCCGCATATGATGCGGCACAGCGCTGCGGTCTGGATGGCCGAGGCTGGAACGCCAATGTCGCAGATCGCGCGGTTCTTGGGGCACACCGACAGCGCGATCACGGAGAGGGTATATGCCCGTTTTTCGCCAACTTTTCTGGCTGGTGCCGCGCAAGCGTTGGAGTATTGATAGGCTATCATGGCTGAAAACGCTGAATACTGCGGTCCCGACCTCACCGACTTGTGGGAAGTTGGAACAGCCAGGACTTACAAAGGCGACGTCCAGAGGTGGCATTTAGGCCCGCGGACGGTCTACCGTCTCTATTTCATATCAGCCCATCCTGAGGATATGCCGGATGCGCCAATCAAGATTGGTATCTCGCTTCATCCCGAGGCTCGCCTAGCAGAGATGCAGCGCCATTCGCCAGCGCGGTTGGTGTTTCTCCGGGTTCGGCAGGGCGGTCGGGCAGCGGAGCGGCGTTACCACGAGGAATTCGCGGCTGACCGGCTTCACGGCGAATGGTTCAAGCGCAGTGAACCTCTGATGCAGGCGATTCGCGGGCAGGCGAGGTGCACGATCCCCTTGGCACCCTGATGTTGAAGTGCTATGATCTAACGAAGAAATGGCGGAAATCCGCGGGTAATTACGGTGCCGGTTGCAGGAATCGAACCCGCGACCTTCGGTTTACAAAACCCGTGGTAGTATGCCGGACAGGAGGGCAGGGGCCGGATAACGGCTGAAATCCTTCCGGTATGTTCGGTTTACGTTCCGCCATTGCAAGCTTCATGGGTGCGCGGTGCACCTAGGAGCAAAGGTTGCCCGCCCCGCGGCAAACGGGACGGGCGATCACAACGCAATGGAGGTGCGTGTGACCGAGGATTTATATAGCCCGCCCCTCCCCGAAGGACAGGGCCACGTACTAGCCGGCGTCCGCGCTCATTTTTGCGCAGCACACCGAAAGCCCGGTGGCTCATGGCATGGCCACACTTGGACGGTGATAGCGTGGTGGCCGGCTGGTCCTTCTGCGGAACAGCTTCAGGATCGTCTGCGCAATTGCTTAGCCAAATACGACGACGATACCCTTCCACCCGAGTTGTTTAGCGGCGAGGCCATCGCAGCCGACATCGCGCAGCGCCTTGCTAATGTGGTGCAGATTGATGTCATTCGCGAGGCGGAAGGCATCTACGCTCGGTGGGTGGCCTGATGGCGCTGGTCTACCATGGCACGCCCTTGACCCCTGCGCCGGCTCTGGAGGCCGTCGCTGGCCGATCGTTCTGCGTCAGCTACTTCCGCCCCGATAGCGTCGAGGCGGTCGAGGCGATGGCCCCCTTCGTCATGTACGATAACGGCGCGTTCTCATACTGGATGCAGGCCGTTCGCGCTGGCGTCGATCCGATGGATGCGGGCCGCAGCGATTGGAGCGCCTACTATGAATGGCTGGCAGATCGCCTTTATCAACCTGGCCGCTGGGCTGTTGTTCCTGATCGGCCCGCCGCGCCCTCGCAGATCAACGATGGCCTGCTCAACGAATGGCCTTTCGGAACGTCGCGGGGCGCGCCTGTATGGCATATGGACGGCCCTCTGGATCGTCTTGGTCGCCTATGTGAGCGGTATGATCGTGTCTGTCTTGGCTGGATAGGCGATCCCAAGCGCGAACAGGTCGGCTGCGATGCCTACCGCCGTCGCATGGATGAGGTCGCAGCTCTTATGGGGAACCGTTGGCACCCGCTGCACATGCTACGCGGCGTGCTGGTAGGCGGCGATTACCCCTTCGTGAGCTGCGACAGCACCAGCCTCGCACAGAACCACCACCGCTACCGCCTACGCCTGTTCGCCGGGACGCCTGACGAATGGTCCGGCGTGCGCGCCTATGCCGACAAGCTTGAGAGGATGGCCGCATGAAGCGCGACTGGACGCCTGAGGAAACAAACGCCGCCCGCAGCCTGCGCGATAGTGGGCTGGCCTATGCCATCATCGGC